TGTAGCGTCTATTCTCGAACCGATTGTACGACTTCGGTAACGGAACGTCGCATTCACGGACTCACCTTCAGGCGTTACAAGCTGAACGAACGGCTGCTTCCGCAACAAGTCCAGAGTTGTAATGTCTGCTGAACGTAAGGTGCGCTGGGGAACTCTGCGTAACTGTGCGCTTCTGCGATCAGTCAACTTTACGGAGCCACGGAACTTACGTGGTTCCGTCTCGTTCCATACAGCCTTGAACACCACCGCATTAACGGTGGGAGGGTCTTCAACATGATTGTTGGTGGTGAACTCTAGCTTGAACCTGATTCGCTTGAACGTAACAGGGGTACTTAGAACTGCAGCTTTAGTTTCAGACGGTGACACATCGAACACCCCGTCGTCACCCCATACAGTCCAGCCAGTTGAATCATCATCCGTATCATCGTCCGTCTTGTAAGAAACAGTGACGTACTTACTACCAGAAGAAAAGTTCCTTCCGGTCAGGGTCAATAACCCTTCAGCTTTTTCTGTGTCTGGATAATTGAAATCAATCCAAGGAGTATAAAACCTCGACTTCAAACGCACATGGATATTGTTAGCCCTGCGAGGGTTCTCGTTATCTCTAGGCATTCTTAGCCTTGTCACACGCGGAATATCTTTATGTATTGAAGTAAGTTCGGTATTCGTAAAAGAACCCATAGCGAACATAGAGGACTGGTTCCCGTCATCAAACCTAGATAGCTGATCTATCTGAGAAACCTCGAAAGATGTAATTGTGTGGACTGACACACTCACAGTCTTTTCTGCACCAAGGATATTACTGCTGCCTTCAGCACTCATGTTCCTGATTGAAAGCAACCGAACAGTTGAAGACACGCCTGCAGATGAAAACGAGAATGGAAAGTTATAAGGGAATGTTGATGTCTCTGACGATGAGTTATCAGATAGTGCAACAAATACATTCGCTCTGTCCTGAGCAAGGGCAGCTACGTGACCACCAAATCCGTTATAGGCGTTTGACTGGACAAGGTGGGTCAGGTTTTCCCAGTTATGGTAATCGCCCTGACCTGTAGGAGATGCGTTCCAGAATGTTTGCTCACCACCAGAAGCCCAGATAGCACCACCACGACCAATAGCTGCCTTGAAATTCTTGGGTGACGAGAAGAAGTTTGCGTCAGGCTCAACATCAGTGAAGAGATTTGTCTTCATGTTGTACACATTCAACCCGTCCTCACGACCAACATAAGCTGTACCTGCAGCAGAAGTAAGGCTAGTTATATTCTTGTCAGGGTCGCCTGCTTGAATTTCAGCACCCCAGTTCACAGTGTCTGTAGGGGTAACAGAAAGAGAGACTTGGTTGGCGCGTGTTTTCATTAACGCATAGTCACCACGAGCGTTCTTTACGACAGCAAAGAACGAGGCAAGCCTGTTATTGCCTGAGTTGGTTGAGGGGTTAGCCCAAGTAGTCCCATCGGAACTTGTCAAATAGTTATTATTTGAACCACGACCTGCATATATATTCGACTCAAATGAAGCGAGAGAAGTTATCTCGTATGCAGCATCCACGTACACCGGAACCCAGAGGTCTTTGGTTTCGTCCCACTTCACAATGGCTCTGCCTATAGTGGCGTATAAATCTGAGCCAAACTTGACAGGGCGAGACTTCCACTCACTGCCACCAGTCAAAATCACACCTACGTCATCAATAAGAAAGACATCTTCGTCTGCTGACAGGGTGAATATGAACTGAACAGCAGTGGCTGAAGCATGAATTGTTCTTGTAACTTCAATAAGAGTCCAATCTGAACTGTTAGAAGTCGATGAAGCAGTTGAACCCACACCGTCAGCAACACTGAGAGAAATTGTTCCTGTGCCACTCGACCTCTTGACATATGCAACTGCAGTAAGTTCTCGCGACCTTAGAACAGTGTCGGTTCCTAAATAGTTCTGGGTACAAGTCCCACCATTTGCAGTAGCCGTAACGGATAAAGCGAATGAACCCGAACGGGAAGAGGTACTAACAGCAGGGGTGGTATTGGTTCCATATTCCCACCCATGCAAGCCACCTGTTTCAAATCGACCGTTTCTAATAAAGGCATCAACCTCATCTTCACGGTAGCCGGGTACAAGTTCGTGTTCAAACATCGCAAGAACACCGTCGGCATATCCATACTGAGAGTTGTTTACGTGGTCAAGAACTGAAGCCTGCCCGAAACCGTCTGTCCAGTTTGACTGAGAATAAACTCGCCCGAACTCAGGGGAAATCGAAGAGTAGTTAGTATCTCCCTGAGCCTGCGGTACAGGCGTTGTAGGCACAGCACCATCTTCCCATCCACCGGGGCGGCTTGGGTCGTCTCTCCATAGCGTCAGGGCTACCTGATTGGTAGAGCCATCAGAGTTGGATACAACTATGTCTGCATTCTTACCTGCTGTTGGCATTAGAAGGTCGGCACTTTCTTCTTAGAGATAGAAGCCATCATTCCCTGACCAGAGTTGATTCGGTTACGGAACCTTGTCAACTTACGAAGCGCAGCCTGTTGCTCTGCATCGTCCAACTGGTCAATGTCACCTTGAAAGAACTCAATCGCAGCATGTGCGTACAACCGCTGTAACTGAGTCCCACCAATCTCAACTGTATCTGTGCCAGAAGAGACACTACTCAAGAGACCCATGCCTTCCACTACTATCTGCTGCGAAGCAGGAATGGTGTAAGGAATATAAATGTCATCGCCAGTCTCCCTGAAGAAAGGAAGAGGGTCTGACTGAGGACGCTGTGCCTCTGTCCTACCAGTCGTAGCGATCAGTTCATCCGCATAGAAAGTGAGCGCAGTGCCTGATGTTGCATGAACACCCACCCGGATAGAAGTGCTAACCGCTCCCAGAATAGTGCTGACTGCAAGTCTTTCCCATCCACCACCAGAATGAGTCGTACCTGTAACGGCTGTCCCGCTATCCACACTGACTGCAGCAGACACCCTGCTGGCTGTTCGGCAGTAGACCCAGATAGATACGTTTAGTTCTTCTCCATCGTATGCAGTAGGAGAGTCTATAGAAACATAATTAGTCCCAATCGACGACGCACCAACAACGTGCTTACCAGACTGCTGACCAGCAAAGACCATCAAGTTGTCAGGCTCATTCGTTTCAACCTCTGCAGTCAGAGTGATGTTCGACTGTGACCAGTCAGTGAGGTCGCCTTCAAAGTCGATGTCCTTCGACTTAGCGATGTTGTCACCAAACGTATTCGCCTCAATGCGGTTCTCTGCGAATATCTTCCTGACGTATCCCGACTGAATACTGGTAGGACGAGCGTATGTTGTTTGGGAAGGCACACCGTAAAGAGTACGGTCGTACTTATGCGAATACAAAGTTGGAAACGCTGACAGAATTCCGTCGTTTAGTGCGTCAACCATCTGAGCAGGGTCATATCGGTACAAATCGAAGTCCACAGAGCCGCTCTCAGCAGCCAAGGCGACCCCTCGTAGGTCTAATGCCCCTGTAGAGCCTGTGTGGTCAAGCACACTACGAGAAACCCCGTTATTGTTCGTGCCTTTGATGTATGCAAACGAATCATTGACCTGATCGTTGTCCTCGAAGTACGAAGTAAGACCAGTAGAGATTAGCGCAGTGCTAGTCGTTATATTCGTTGTTGTCGAGAACGTGCCAATGAACGCTCCAATGAACCGAGCGAAGCCGGGAAGCATTGTGTTCAGCGTGGTGGTTGTCATTACTCATCCTTCTGAATCTTCTTTGTTAGCTGTGCTTCCTGATACTGCTGGTACATATATCCAGCCTGTGCATCTGTCAGCTTTTTGGAACGAGGTGTAACTATCCCCGTTGATATATTTTCATCAAGCCAAGCCACATCCCATACATCTGTAGACGGAGTGTAAACCATTTTTAGTGCAGGCTCTTTTGCAAGCACGTAGTTGTTAGCTAACCTACGCTTCTCAAGCACCCTGTCAGTGTCGTACTGCTCAAGGGCATCTTCATATGCTTTGTCACCTGCTGTGGAGTCCGTAGACACCCTAGAGACAGTGTCCCCAGCCATTGCAGCAAGAGACTCTTTGTCGCCATAACCACCAGCACTGTCAGCAACGATGACTGTGCCACTAATCCGTTTACCAGACTTCGTGACAATGCCACCGGGAGCATCAACTGTTGCAATAGTTATCGCAGGTTTCTCAACCTTACGAATATGAGAGTTTGCGTTCCTAGTCACCAAAGTATCCGTTTCCACTTCCTATGTTTACAAGAAGGTCGGCAGTACCTGTGTCTGTTCGGTACTCAATAGAACCAAATCCACCCTGACCACGATGCAGTGACTGCTGGTGAGGGACGTTTCCTGAAACCTGAGCGTAAGAAACAGACCTGTTTAGTGCGTGTATCTGATGAACTGTCGTAGCTGAGTCAAACGCTACATTGAGTTGCAAGCGCGCCCAGTACAGTGCCTGAGTGTAAGTTCGTATACCTGCAACAGGCTTCACGAATGTGCTACCAAATGCCTCGTTAGGCTTGCCCATGATTGTCTCAAGAGCGGCAGCAGACCACGCTGAAGGAACCGATGCAAATGTATACGCACCGTCCTGCGCTAAGGCTTTACCACCAGAGGCAGTACCGTCGGTATCGTCGAGGTCTGCCCACGTTGTGTTGTTGTAATACTCAGCAGTCATAAGGTTTGATGTGCCATTCACGGCAGAAACATCTATTTGAAACCCTCTGAACGGCAAATGAGAACCAATAAATAATGCGCCACCGTTTGCCAGAGTAGGCAATGAAGATAGAACTACCCCAGAATCAGCAAGGTCATTCTGTGCAACTTCCGAATAGTCAGTGAAGGTTGCTCCACCATCGGTGGTCTTTAGAATTGTGAGCCAAGGGTTTAGTCCGAAAGAAACGGCAACCGTAGTAGCCGATAAATTATGCGGAGCAAGCGAAACATACTTAGTTCCGGGTAGCAGACCGACTGTTTTTACTGTCGTTGTTGCTGCCAGTCCACCAGAGACAAAGCCTGCGCTTCGTAGTTCAAGGTTTACGGCTGGATTAGTTTGAGTGGGCATCTGTGACCTCTTTCTCTTTATTGCTGGGGGAGCATTACCTCCCCCAGTCTAATGTTTAGCTGCTGACAATGTACAGCTTGACTGCGGTAGCTGACGTTCTTCGCCAGATTAATACAGCCGCTTCGTTTGTAAGAACAGTATTTCCCACATCAGCGATAGTTGTACCACTAGCGACAGCAAAGGTAGCTGTCTGGTCACCATCATTGATGTAGTAACTGGTTATGCACTCGTTGTCTTTTTCCAGAGGGACACCAGCAATGATGTTCGCTGCTGTATCCACTGTGACAGTGCCACCGCCAGTAACAGATGTGTGGACGTTGATACCAGCAAGAATATCTGCTGCTGCCAGAGTCATGTTCTGCGAGTCATCATCTACAACCGTAAGAATTTCTGTGTTCCGACCTGATCGAGTCGTTACGGCGGCATCGCCGACAAATTCGATTGGGTCTATTGCATTCATCTTGGGCATATTGCCCTCCGTTTCGTGTGGCGTTCCGCTTCTTTGCAACGCCTGCGCCTAGTAAAAGTAAGTTGGGGTGGAGCCGAAGCCCCACCCCTTGAGAGTCTATGTAAGGACTAAGCCTCAGTGACACCAACAGCCTGCCAGCCAGCAGCGGCAGATACGCCGTTGCAAACTAGAAGAGCGGATTGGTTTTGGTCAATCACAATAACCGTCGTAGACGAGTCACTCTGCTTAACCGTAATTGCTTCTGCAGCATCTGCTGCATTAGTAATCATCACTTCGCCACCCTGAGTTCCAGTACCTGACGGCAAATCCAGTTCTCTTGCAGACCCACCGGGGTCAAGATTCTGGTGATATGCCGAAGCGGCTGTAAGAACTACAGTGCCTTCCATGGTCTCAGTGTTCGCATCTCTAATGCGAGGGATACCGATGCTCATTATGAGCCTCCATGTTTTTTGTCTATGTGACCGTTGAGTTTGCGTTTGGTCGTCAAGCTAGTCCCACACTGTTCACATTTGAACGGTCGAGGCTTGCCTTTGGGAGATACGTGAGACTCCGATTGCTCGTCCCTCTCACCAGAATTCATGCGCTCCTGTTCCTTAGTCTCTAACGCTGTCTCAAAGACAGCACGAGCCAATGGAAGGAATCCGCGCTCTAGTGCGGTGACGAGTTGTCCGGGGTTTATGTTGTGGATGACAGGTTCGTAGGTTCCATCCTTCTGCGGTTGAAGCAGGTATGCGGAATCTGGTGAAACGTAATCCAAGCCTTTGAGATTGCTCTCAATGTCGCCAAAACGACTCTCTAAATTCTCAAACACAACTCCAAATGAAGCCGAAGCACGAGCGCGATCTCTAAGAGACGCTGCTAATGATTCAATGATGAGAGAAGGGGGCTTAGTATGATTCGAGATTACCACTACGATAAAACCTTTCGCTTGCCACGTTTTCCACGTTTACGTTTGCTCCGTACAGTTTTGACTCCACTCGGAGTAATAAGTTCCAAGTTTCTGTCGGCTTGTAGAGCAACCGGAGTCTCCGAATATGAAGGGGTTGTGCCACCGGGAGCATGTTGAATCACGCCCTTAGTGCCTGCAACCCTTACCCAATCGGCGCGCTCTCCCGGTACAACTGCTCTGGCTTTCGCCAGCATGTATGTCCTATCAGCCAAAGGGATGCGTAGCGGATGACCGTCAAGAGTGTCATAGAGAATCATGTAGTCGTCTTCCGCTTGAGGAAGAGTGCCTACTGCAAACTCGTCACCTTGACCAGCCATTCGCACACCGTCTTTAGATTTGTCGGACATCCAGCTTTCCGTGAGACCTGCCATGAATACCTTTACGCAATAACGTCAGCCGCTGAGTAAGCCTCAACTGCCCAGTTATCAACAATCTCAGTTTCGCCCCAAGTACCGACAGTTACGATGTCAGTGCCACGGGAACGAATGTCTTTGTCGTCGTCAGCTTCAATCTCTTGCGCCATGCAAAGAGCGAAAGCCTGTGGTGCGAAGATTGCACCCTTAGCGTCACCAGAACCGTCACGAGAAATTACTCCCGAAGACCAAATCTGGATACCAAAACGCTGTTCCTGACCACGCCAGTAGTTCTTGATGACATCTTCGCTTGGACCTTGTGGTCGTGCGCCTGCTGCCATTGTTGAACCACCAGCTTGAATACCAGCGTCATCCTCTACGAGGCGACGAATCTGTTCAGGGTGGAGAACTGCGTTTACCTGCCCACCGGGGGCAGCACCGAATGCGGTGTCGTTCGAGTCTGTCTGCATATATGCGACTGCACCAGCAAGATGAACAAACCCAAGGTTAGAACCTGCGCCCGGAATCGAAAGACCTGTTACGGCATCGAAAAGGGTTACAAGGTCTGATTCACGGAGTCGCCCAAGGGCAAGTCCTTGCATCATTCCAACTTCGGAAAGTACATCTTCACTGTTTTCACGCTGCAAGACTTTCGATACGAACGTAAGAATGCCATGCTCTGAGGCGGTCACGTTACGAACTGTAACGGATACCTGTTGAGCAGCATTGATCTCGACACCCTCTGTCAGCGCAGACGCAGTCAAACGACCCCAAAGAGGGATGTTCTTCTGTGTCTGACCCTGAGCAAGGTCATATCGAGTAACCAAACCGGCAGTTGGACCTGCTGGTTCTACGTTCGCAATCGCGTCTGTAACAACAGTCAGCGACATGCTAGACAGAGACGACGAACCTGAAAGAGTTAGACCTTCAGCCATAACTATTTACCTCTTCTTCAAGATACCGGACTCTTGCCCGATACGATTGAACTCGTCAATGTTTTTAATTTCTCCACTCAACAGAGCGGCGTTCAACTCAGTGCGACTACCGTAAGAGGTAGAGGACGAAGCCGGTGCTGCCTGTGTGGATGGAGGCGGGGTAGCTGCTGGTACTGCGGCAGAAGGCGTAGACCCAGATGCTTTCAACCTTTGTGCATTTTGCCGAGCAATTCCTAAGAGTTGGTCGGGAGTCATGCCGTTAGTTGCTCCAGCCCAGAGGCGATCATCCGTATAAGGGACGGTCACACCTTCGCTAGAAAGCATATTCGTGGTCGCATTGATAATGTCCAGTCTATCTTCTGCTGAATAGCTATCTCCATTTTGCTGCACCTGTTGAGGTGCTGCTGGAAAAGGCTCAGGAGCAGGAGCGGTAGCCTGTTGCTTCCAATACGCCGCTTGATCTTCAGGTTCTAACTCTTCAATCCTAGCTTGCTCTTCTGCTTTCTGACGCGCCATGAGAGGAGCGACTGCTGCATCGAGTTTCGCAGAGAGATTAGCTTCAATCGTTCGCATTTGCTGGGCGTTCCAGTTGTTCTGGGTTCCCTGCCTGCTATTCAAAGCTGTCTCTAAATCGGTAAGCGTAATACCTGTTGCCGGTTCTACTACAGGAGCAGGTGGCTCCCCTATTGCGGGTGTAGCTGGTGCTGCTGCTGCCGAAACGCTAGCTGCAATGCTTTCCGCGCTGTCTGATGCCGAAACATCTGTGTTCTCTGTTGTCATCGAAGCCTAAACCTCTTGTCATCCCTAAAGATTGATGTGATTACTTTACTAATACTATGCCCTAGTTTGCAAACTTACATAAGATCATCTTCCCATGAGCCAGCAGTTGACTGCTCAGTTGCAGGTAGGTTTACGCCTTTAGTAAGTCCAAATGTGTAGAGGGGAAATGCCTCTGGTTGCCGCCAGTATTCACGAGGATTTGAAATCTTGTCCGGGGCAGTTTTGTTTCCTAGATGTGAAAGCGTATTTGTGTACCCCCACCTGAAAAGCCACTGGTCAAGAACTTGGTCTTTTTGCCTAAGTTCTTTCTTCACTTTGGTCATCAGGTTTAGATATTTACTCAGCATTCGGTCACTGCGTTTCAGTTCTTGCTTACCGTTTTCATCTGAGTTCAGGTATAGCTCATAGGCTTCTTTTACTTGCCCAGCACGAGGCATCTTAGCCAAGGTCAGTTCTTCTACACCGCGCCAGTAATACTCAAACTTGGCTCGACCCTTGTAGAACTCTTCAACTATTGGCTCAAGGTTTCTTCCCACGCCGAACGTCTCTTGAACATAAGCGTAGACTTCGTCTCCCCACTTCTGCCTGAATGCTAAAACCCTGCTATCACGCTCTTTGAAGCTGAACCCTCTTGGAGTATCGAAGTCTTCAGTTGCAACAATCTTGTCTATGTACTCAGCGTAGGCAACATCTTCAGGGTGTTCGTTTCCAAACTTTTCAGATACATCAGAGAAGTGAGTCATAGCCAGTGAATACTCACCGTCCTTGTCATACAGGTCTTCCATTCGAGTTCTCTTGTCAGAATTCGCCCCATTCAAGTAAAGCTGCCTAAAGAGTTGAGGGTCTACCTCTGCTCCTTCTGTCTCAAGGTGTCTAATACCTTCCTGTACTTGCGCTGCCCAAACAGCGTCAATTTCTTTACGCCTTGCGTAATACCTCTCGACGTTTACGTCTGTATCGTCACCTATTTCAGCCCTGCCAGAGAGGTACTCTGCCGACAGTTCTTCAAGTTCGGTGACTTCACTTGCAGTCATCTTTGCGGAGTCATCGTTTTCATTGATTGATTTGCGTTGCTGATTATTTAATTTGTCCCACTCTTTACCATAGGCATTGACCGCTATGGAATCACGCAACTGCCTGCGCCTTTTGCCTGCGGAAAGGTCGGTTGTTCCTGCACCAAATATCTCTGCTGTCAAACCGGCTGGACCTGTCCTGTACGGGTCTTCTAGCAACGCTGCTTCAAGCCAAATAGGAAGTGCCGCTTTGCCTACGTGGGCTACGTTGTCTCCAACGCTGCTAAATTGCCGACCCATAAAGTCTTCGCCGTTGGCTATGTCCCAAGCAACACCAGCACCCGGAGCAACCCTTGATCGAACCCACCGGAGAAGAGGGTTGTCTTTTGGTTCTCCAAACGCTTCTTGAGCGTTATCATCCCAAGCCGTTTCTGCTAGACGAGAAGCAACCTTTATAAATTGCGTGTAGAACCCACCAATACCAACAGTGGCATCGCCCATCTGCACTGACATAAAGTCAGATTTTGACGGGTCTAACTTAGGCTCTTGCCCCATTGCCTTAGCGAGACCGTAATATGTGGCTCCACCAAAGAACACCATGCCGACCATTGTCTGTCGTGCAAGTTCCCCTTTTGTGCCGCCACGGTAGACATCTAGCAGCAGAGCCATTGCAGACCGTGTGTACCGAGGAGAGAAGAACAGGAACCCACGCTCTAACTGCTGCTGTGATTTAGACACACCCGAAGCAGATGAACTAAGCGCACCTGTCATCTTGTTCAGGAACCCTGACAGTTCCGTCAGCCCGTTTTCAGATTGCCCTGCTGTGTTACGGAGGATTCTGTAACCCTCAATGCGAAGCAAGTCGCCCGGAGCAACGAATGCTCTTTCAAATGATTTAGCAAGATCACTAAGAACATTGTCCATCGTCTCCCCTGCTTTAGGAATCTTTCGCAAAAGAGTAGCGTTCTGAGTTGCAAGGAAAAAGTCTTGAGCTTCTCTGCTTAATTGCAAGCCGTTCTCGACAGCTTCCAAAACCATCTGAGGCTCTTTCATAAAGGTTTCCATCAAGACGGAAGGACGGAAGAAAGCGTCAAAGGTGTTCTTTGTTGAACCAGCCCACGCCTTGAACAACTTAGCCGACTCAATTGGATGACCTGCCAGAGCGCGACCTGTGGCAAAACCAAGAGCAGGGATACCGTGAATCAGGTGGAAACCGAAGTCAAACCCAGTCTTACCAACACGAAGCAGGTCTCCAGCTTCAGCAGCGGTCTCCGCTATACCAGCAGCCTTATTTTTATCATCAAGGTCAGAAGCCTTAGAAGCAGCATCACGAACCTTCTTGCCCTCAACCTTGACCGTATTGCCTGCCTTATCAAGCACAGGCTTACCTGTCACCTTGTCAAGTAAATCAACGTCCTTAAACATTATTCCTGCAAAAGCAGGAGCCTTGCGACCCTTAGTCGTATCTATTGCATACATCCCCTGTTGCAACTCATTTACATCATTCTTGAAACTAGCGTCAAGACGCTTAAGCAACGTCTTCCTAACTTCAGGGTCGGCGTTGCCAGCGATTTCTTCGAGGTGCTTTGCCACTAACACAAAGCCGTTGTCCTTAACCTGCTGAATGTTCTTTTCACTTGATACAGAGAACTGTCCTTTTCGCTTGCCTGTCTTGTTAATTTTGGCATTTTTGTTACGTGTTATAGCTTTTCTGACATGGCTTTTCATTGCCCCCATATCAATGACTCCACTACCTGCCGTGGCGGCTAAGACTTTAACTTGCTTTGCCAACTCAGCGTCGATAGTTGCCCCGTACATGCTTGTCATAAACGACTGCATAGCCTCCATCGGACCAGCCATCGAGTAATGACCGTTCTCAACGGCAGCTTGCAAGTCGTCCCCAAAGATAGACCTCTCTTGCATCGGACGCTTCTTGCTACCTACAGGGGCTGACCCCTCTAAGGTCTGCTGGACTTGGTCGAACCAGTCTCCTTTACGACCATCCAAATTCGGTATCTGCGGAACATAAGCACCGTCTTCATGGGTCATCTTCACAGTTTTGAGAATCACGTTTCCGGTTGCCATTTCGTAATGCCGACGCATGTTCTCGTAAGTGTCGATCATGTGACGAGCGGAAGTGTAGAAACGAGTTGCATCAGTTTCCACCATATTCCCAAACTCATCAGGGACTTTGTAGCTACGGAATGCTTGATTAACTGTGTCTGACTTTTCAGCCACATCTTCAATTACTTGACCGTTTATGTCATAAGCCTTGAATTCATTTATTTTATAAGGGTCACGGCTTTGTTTTGCGCCTAGGTAAACCGTCTCTTTACCAGACTTGATAGCCCCGGTTTTACCTTTGCGAATGGTAAAGGTCGTTTGACCCCAAGCATCTTCCCCAATATTGAAAGCTGAACTGATCTTGTTAGTCCAGACCGCACCATTTAAGTCTGCGATGTCAGAAACTATCAGCCCATTCTTGTCGTAAAGGAAATGGGGCGTGTGGTCTACAGGGTCTTTGTTTAATACCTCAAGGGTTTTATCCCTAAGTTTTCCTACTGCTTCACCTACTCGTGACTCTGATACACGCCGACCTATGTCAGACCCAATAGCTTTGTCTATCTGTTGAGGTAGATTGCGAATACCTCCATGCCTCTCTGCCAACACTGCGATGTTGCCTTCAACACCTCCGGGGATTAGAGACAAAGCGTTGATACGACCATAGACCAAATCAACCATGAGATTCTTGCCGTTATCAAGAAGCATCACAGGATTTGCAGCATGCATAACACCACTAAGTGGACCTGAAACAAGAGAGGGGGCGTAGGTACTCATCCTGTTTAGCATTTGTCGCATTTCAGGGACTTTGGCGCGGCTAATAGCGCGAACCCCCCCCTGTAAATTGATATTGGCAATCTCTCTGTAAACAGGGGCTGCGATCTTTTTTATATCAGTAGACTTCCTGACAATTAGAGGCACTCTCCTAGCACCAGCGTAGAGAACATCAGCACCCACCGTTCGGGCAGCGATTGTTCCTACTCCTTTGGCTAGCCCTAACTTTGTTCCTGTAGCAAGAAGGCTGACTCCACCTGTAGCTACAGTAAGGGCTAAGTCAGGTACTAACTCAAGCGCGCCTTTTACCCCAAACTGGAATTCATTAAGTGAATTGTCACCGGGAAGTTTTATACCTTCACCCGGAATCAAGTCCAGCTTGAACGAAGGCATGTCGGTAACCCGGAAGGCTTCTGCAAGGTCTTGGGCTTGACCAGCAAAATCCATGAAATTGTCTGGGCGACCTGAAGCCCTACGCTTTTCCTTGACCTCTTCTAATATTTCTGTAAAACCTCTACCTTGGTTTTGGCTTGCAAACAACTCACCCGGAGCCATATCCATAAGACTTACAGTAGTACCCATGCCAAACTCTATGCCTTTCTGTAACCCCCCTATAGCGGCAAGCCCCTTGCCTGCAATGTTTTCAGCCACACCAGAGCCAAAGCCAGAGCCAAACTCAGGGTTCCCGCTGTTCTCTTTAGCCCCTGTAGAAGCACCAACAGTAGCTTCTTGCCCAAAAGGTAGCTGTACTTGCTGTGTGGCAGCCTGAGACTGGTCAAACGCCTGCTGCTGCTCAACGGGTATCTGTGGCTCTATAGGAGCATCCAGAGTCTGTTGGGTCTGGTTAGACAACTGCCTTGCAATAGAAGAAGCAACCCCGCCATATTGTGATAACTGGCTTTGCGCCTTGCGATTACGCTCTTCTCGCTTTTGTCTTGACGCAGCTAATCGCTCTCGTGCGGTTACACGTTCTCTAGGGGCGAACGGACTGAACTGATTTACCATCTAGTACCCCTGTGGAGTGAAGGACTCTACTTGCTGGTTGAACTCACTTGGTGTCTGACCACCTGCAGAAGCAGCACCCTGCAAGAATCCTATTTGTTCATCACTTGCGTTACGAAGTGTGTTTGCGTTGAAGTTGCCAGTGTTAGTAGTTTGGTTCCCACCAGCACCCGCAGGGGAGGGAGAGTTGAACCCAAAGAGAGAACCCGGAACATTGCCTTCAGGAGAGTTGTTGATGTCCTGAAGAATCTGGTTGTTCCCACCACCAAATAACCCTTGCTCACTAGCAAAGCCAATCGCAGATGGGTTACTCATAAAGTTCAACTGGTTTGCAAAGTTCTGACCAGACTGCCCTGCATTGATTTCTGCAAGACGTTGGGCAGCACTAAGACCACCACGAAGTGTCTGGTCGATACCTGACCGATCTTGCCCAAGCTGTGCAGCGGCATACGGATTATTAGCGGCTTGTGCCTGACCAAGTCCGTAACCTTGAGCGTTAGTTAGCGCATAAGGGTTGAACTGGGTTGCTTGTAATAGCTGTCTATCAGCGGCAGTTTGCCCGTATGGATTTGCCTGAGCCAGCCCCACGGCATTTTGCCCTGCAAATATCTCCTCTAATTGGTTTGACGTTCCACCCTGCTGCAAGAATCCGTATGGAGACGCAGCACCGGCAGAAGCCTGAGCAGCACCTAGTTGCGCTCCTGCTTGAGTTGTAGCAACTCCCTGTTGTGAAATAGCCTGAATGTTAGCAATAGCCTTCTCAGCCTCAGATGCAATATTTGCTGAACCAATTTGACCACCAGCTTGAGTTGTCGCTATGTTCTGTTGAGACCCTCCTGTTATTGCCGCTACTGCGCGCTGAGTCTGGTCAACAATCTGAGCAATTTGGTATTCTTTATTGTTCTGGTCTAAGCCAACATTAGATTGAATTCGAGCAATAGCTGTCTGGGCTTCTGACTGAAGACGAGATGATTCAGTTTGACCACTAGCAGCTAATCCCGCAGCCGAATTGGCAGCTATTTGCCCTATTTGATTAGGGTTGAAAATTGCTTGATTAGCAGCAAAACTGAATGCGTTGTTTTGAGCAGCTAGGTTTGCTGCGCCTGCCTGACTTTCTCTAGCTGCTGCTTCCGCAAGCCCAACTTCACTTCTGGCTGCTGCCTCTGCAAGCCCTACCGCGTTTTGACCTGTATATATTTGAGCGAGGTCTGTATCTAACCCGCCCTGTTGCAAGAACCCGAAAGCACTAGATGCCCCTGCCTGAGACTGAGTGCCTGTTAGTTGCTGGGTAGCCACATACTTATCAACAGCTTGTTGAGCGATAGCGATGCTGTAATCGCCATCCTGCTGAATGGTTGCAATCGCTTCTGCCGAAACACCGTTACGGTACGCAACTCCTAGAGCCTCTTCTTTACGCAACTCTGCAATTTCAACTTGGGTTTCATTCTGGGCAGCGTAGATTGATTCTTCACTAACCATCCCGTTATTAAATTCAGCATCGTCAAGCAACCTTGCGAGCAGAGGGTTGACCACGGTTTCGTAAACTATTGCTCCCGGTGTTGTGTACGGGTCTGTTGCGGGAAACCCAACAGAAGCGGGAGTACCCGCTACCTGTATATCAGCTTCTCGTTTTGGCAAGCCAGTAAACTCATCTATCACCGGAACCTGAGATGTCGGAGGCATCCGATTAACTTGCTCGAACGTGTCGATGATGTCCTGAATGTTCACCATGCCCGAACGGGAGGTTGTCCCTTCTGGCAGCTGAGGTTGAGCAGGTTGAGCAGGCTGGGGGTCAGGCTGGAAGGTAGTCATGTTGCCTACCAAATCTGCAGTTTTGCTATCAGGAAAAAATCCTTCACCCTCACCACCTATTGCTCCGCCACCAGTACCAAGGTCAAACTCGTTGCTAGCTAACTCAGCATCAGCTACTTCCTGAGTAGTCTCGGCAACTTCTTTAACTTTTTCTGTCTTTTGCTGGGCAAATGCGAAGGTGTTTAGAGTTCCTCCATCAGACAAGTTAAGATCGCCAAGCCCCCGACTGTTCATCTGGGATTCTGCCTGCTTGTAGAACTCTTTGACAGCCTTCTTAGCCTCGAAGGAGTTGTCGCCAGCAGAGGCAGCAATCTGTCGAGCCATAGCGTCAAGCATGGCAGCGCGAGTGTCACCTTCAAGTCCTTCGGCAAAGTTTATGTTTTCAAACGCTGCATCCCAGAACTCAGGGTCTTCAAATGGAGTTGAGCCGAACGTCCCGCCATCGTAAAGATTAATTTCACCAGACCTAATGGCTGCTAACTTGCCACTAAAACTACGTGATGCAACCAGAGCATCCTCAGCCGACTTAGCAGCAGCGGCTTTAGCAGCAGCCGCCTCAGCAGCGGCTTTAGCAGCAGCGGCAGCCGCATTAGCCCTCGCTCCTTTGCTTGAAAATTCGTCTTGGGTCTGATTTCCTAGTACGGTATTGAGGTCTTCTCCACTAAACGCAGACGAACTCTCGTTTAGCGAAAGGTCGCTGCCATCGTCAAATGCTGAAGCGGTTTGCCCTGTACGAATCCTGTGAAAGTCAGCCGGTGTCATTCGCTTGTAACTAGCTGGTTGAGGATTGTAGAAAGGGTCGCCAACAGTATTCGGCTGGAAGGGCAATGCGTCTTTTATTTGCTGCGGAGTCGGGTTTTTGGCAGGACTTACATTAGGGGCAAAGTTTGTACCACTTGAAATTTCCGTACCACCATGCAATACCCGTCCTGAAGCATCCCGCCTAAGCGTAGTATATTGTCCCGTTGATTTTGGCGAACCATCTGCATAATACTGAAGTTCCCCCACTGGTTGTTTTGTATAGTGATTTACACCCTGAGCAGTGTTGTAAGCAGTTCTTCTATGTGGGTCGAATGCAATATCGTTGATATTGGTAGGGGCAGTTCCAGAGTTGAGCGTACTTCCGGGGACACCTGTCAGGGTCTGGTACGCAGGTCCATCTGAGAATTTGTTCAGGTCTTGCAGTGAACCCATGCCGGGGTTTGGAGCTTCTTCATTCTGCTGAATAGGCTTACCCATAAGCACAGCCGGGACTCCCCTTTGAGCAAGCAACATTTTTGCCGCATTGGGGCTATCCGCAGTCACAGTAACGTTAATCGACTGAAGACCGTTACCACCTACTCGTGCAGAATAAGTCTTTGGAACTTGTATTACATAATTGGGCATTTAAGCGTTCCCTAATGGATTGAAAGTCTGAGGCTTATTTACAGCCTTCTTGCCTGCTGGTGGTTCTAATACTGGTGCGCTTAGTTGCTTTGGAACCGTGTCCAAGAACCGCTTCACTATTTCATCATATTGCCCGAATGCGCCCTCTATCAGGACGTTTTCTTTCTTAGCCATTATCTACCTGCCGGGAGATTTGAGGTTGGAACACGCCTGCCACCAGTACGAGCGGGACTACTTATCTGCCTGCCCACAAGGTCAGCTTCGTCTAGCGACCCCGGCATTACCGGGCGAGTAGTTGTTGGCTGACCTGTGCCGGGAGTCTGAGGAGTGTTACCTGCTGAGTTCCCCGGTTGGAAATTACCTGCGTTTGGTAGCTGTGTTGCGCCTTGAGTGTCGAGTACGGACTGCGCTATTTCGTCTGCTTCTCCACCTGTGGCTCCTGAAGCCTCTATGATGCCTTGAAGAAGTGGAATGCGTTGCGCTGCAATGCCTTCGAGAATCCCTGCAATCTGTTCCGACTTAAGGAACTTCTCAGCAAGGAGTTTAGATTGGACTTCGAGGGCGTTAGAAACCCCGCCTTCGCGTAGGGCAGTGTCATGGTCAACGAAACCTTCTCGCCATCTAGTTGACCAGAGATTGAGAATTCGCTCTCTTTCTTCGGGAGCGGTGGGGTTGAGTTGGACGAAGTTGACATGGTGTCCACGGATGTCTTTGGGTGCGATGCTGGCATCTACTGTTCCTGCTTCCGTTTGACCCCATACTGTAACTCTGTCTTGAATGACATTTTCTACGATACTCAGAATGATTTCATTCCTGTGTTGCAAGCCACGGTTGGCTGCTGACACGAACGCTGCGAAATTGAGACGACCAATACCGGACAGTACAGCAGTCTCGTAACCCGAAGATGCGCCCGAAGGACGCTGACCACGAGTTACCGACGGGGCGGTATTCGCCTCAATCGCCTCATCGAACATATTCTTCGCCAAGATAATTGTCTGTGGCGGTTCAGGAACTCGTGGGATTTCTATCTCCACGTTCTGAGGAACCACGTTCATGGCTCCCGGTGAGGTATCGTACTCGTTCATCGCTTCATCAGCCATTCCCGGTGGACCTTTGAAGTTAGTCACAGGGTGAGTACCAGTAACTACGATGTCGAGATACTGCGAAGCAAGTTGTGATTCAGCACGAATCATCTCGAAGTTACCATCCAGAAGTCCCCAGTACAGGTCTTCAGGTTTGTTACCGACGGTGTCGATACCTGTCTGCGCCCAATACATAGTCCATGGGCGAATCTTATAACCATGAGGACGAGGCTTCATAACCCAGCTATTGTTTGCCCTGTAGGCAACTTGTGAGTGAGTCCAGACTTCAATGAAGTTAGAGCGACCAGCCTTAGAACCTTCCCATCCGGGGAAGTGAGCGTGTATCCACTCGTTGTCAATCTCAAAGAAATGGATAACCCAGCGCGGGTCGCTTCCATTGTTAGTGTCCCAGATGACCTGTTGAGGATTTACTGCTTTGGTAGTAATCGGGAACTCGATTGACCGCTTATCCATAGCGGCTTCTAGGTCTTTTTTATATTGGCTGAGATCGCCATTATC